AAAGATCAAGTGCTTTAAAGGGAGGAAAAATGCCGAATGTTATTCAAGGGAGTGGAAATTCCCAAAGTGGACTTATAACAGTAAGAGATTTAGGGTATGAATATCCATTCGGTATTGATCTTCATCCTAAGTCGGATACACATAAGAAGATTCTAGAGAAACTTATTCGTTATGCGGATGAGAGTTATGCAGTTATGAGTAAAAGGCATGGCGTTTGGAATGAGATAGATAAGACGTTGAAGGTTTATATTCCTCTTAGTGAAGCGGAGAGGGTTGTTAAGAGTTCTGACGTTAGGAAGCCTACTTCAATAGTTGTTCCTTATTCTTATGCAACTCTTGAGACTATTCTAGCGTATATGATGAGGGCTTTTTTAAGCGGGGATGTTTTTCAGTTCGAGGGAGTTGGACCAGAGGATACTATTCCGGCAAAACTTCTAGAGTTAGTTGTTAATCAACAAGTGGATAGGTTTAAAAGTATTTTGGATATTTATGCCTCACTTAGGGATTGTTTTTCTTATGGAATAGGAGCTACGACACTTAGTTGGAAACAAGTTTGGGGGAAAAAGCCTCAGAGAGTGGAAGTTCCACAGTGGTCGAATATGGGCCTTCAACTTCCTAGTAAAGTTACAAAGGAGAATATAAAAGCTCTTCTTTTTGAAGGGAATGAGTGTATTAATATTGATCCTTATAGACTTCTTCCTGATCCGAATACTTCTATTCATAACGTGCAAGCGATGGAGTATATAGGTTGGATAGAGTTTATAAGTATGAATAGGTTGTTGAGTAGTGATTTGCTTGGGGATAGGGTTAATGTTAAATATATTTCTAAAAATGAAACAATGCATAGAAGTTCTAAATACTTTACTGATGCTTCTAAAAGGATTCTTTCTAGAGAAGAAAGAGAGACTCCGACTACTGCTAAGTATGTAACAATGGTTCCGATGTATTGTGAGATTATTCCTAAAGATTGGGGGTTGAAGGGAGTTTTAGAAGGGAATGAGAGAGGGGAATACCCCGAAAAATGGCTTTTTGAAATGGCGAATGAAGAGGTAATTACGAAAGCAGTTCCGCTAGGGCTTAATCATAATATGTTTCCAATAGCCGTAGCGGCACCGGATTTTGACGGGTATTCGATAACGCCACTTACTAGAATGGAACTTATCGGAGGTCTTCAGACTGTTTTGGATTTTATGTTTAATAGTCATATTGCGAATGTAAGAAAAGCAATGAATGATATGTTGATTGTTGATCCTTCTTTGATAAATATGGAGGATTTAAAAAACCCTGAACCAGGAAAATTAATAAGACTTAGAAGAAGTGCTTGGGGAAGGGGGATAGAAAACACAGTTAAACAACTTACTGTTATGGATATTACTCAAAAGAACATGGGTGATGCAGAGCAGATAATGGGAATGATGAGTAGAGCTTCAGGAGCTTCTGATGGAACACAAGGAATAGTGCAAGATAGAGGAGAAAGAGTAAGTGCTTCGGAGTTTAATGGAACAATGAATATGGCACTTTCAAGGCTTGATAGAATGGCGAAGATAGTTTCTAAACAGTATCTTCAAGATATGTCTTACTTCCATGCGAGCCATACGCAGCAACTTATGAGTGAAGGGACTTATGTAAAAGCTGTAGGAGATTGGCCTCTTGAGCTTATGGAAGAGTTTGGGATTAGTTATGGACAGAAAGTTCCTGTTGATCCGTTTGATTTAATAGCAGATTTTGATGTTAAGTTTAAAGATGGAACTACTAGAACTGCGAGTCAGACAGAGGTTCAGTTTTGGATGGAGACTATGAAGATGGTTTCTTCTGATCCGGTTCTAAATCAGACTTTTGATATTGCAAGGATTTTCTCCCATGCGGCTAGGTTAAATGGGGCGATAAATGTAAATGATTTTATTCGGAGAGGTGGAAATGTCCAAGCTGCTACGACTAATAATGCAGAAGTTACCGGGGAAGTACAAAAAGGAAATCTTATTGATATGCAGGAGTTCTTGCAGATGCGAAGTTAAGGGGGTAAATGCAATAGAGATATCTATAAATGAATGGGAGGGATTTGTTAGTAGTTCTTTTTGGGGAGCTTTAAAGGGAGAAATAGAAGAGAGAGATAAATATTTAATGGAACTTCTCCGATATGGGGACGATCAATGGACAGATGAAGAGTTAAGAGCTAGAGTTAGTGAGTTGGAGTATTTTAAAACTCTTCCAGAAGCTATTCTTGTAGATTTGAGAATAGCTTCTGAGGAAGAGAAAAAAGATAAAGAGGAGATGGAATAAAAATGGCTGAGATGAATGAAGAAGAACTAAAAGCCTTTGAAGAAACAGAAATGGAAGGAGCAAGGTTTCAGAAAAAGGAAATTGGAGATTTAATATCTTTCTTTGACGGAAGTACTCCGGTAGAGGAAGAGAAGAAAGAAGAGGTTAAGGAAGAGAAGAAAGAGGAAAAGAAAGAAGAAACAGTACAGGAGAACCTGGAGAAAGTAGAGAAAGAAGAAATAGTTATAGAAGAGAAGAAAGAAGAAGAAATTGATCCTAGAGACGAGGTTATTAATCAATTAAGAAGTGAACTTTCCAGAATCTCTGCTCTGAATGCAAGAGAAGGAAAGCAGCAAGTTTATCCTCCTCTTAAAGAGGAAAAGAAAGAAGAGGAGAAGAGGGAAGAAATAAAGAAAGAGAAAGTTAATCTTCCAAATCTCTTTGAAAAACTCTATCAGAAAAAAGACTTCTTGACAAAAGAGCAGTTAGATACGATAATAGATAAGCCTGAACAAATAAACACTGCGATTTATGAATCTCGCGCAGAGCTTATGGATTACTTAGCAGATGCACTTCCAGTAATGATGGAGCTTATTGTTCAGAGAGAAATAGTTACTAATAACGCTGTTAGTGCTTTTTATGAAAGTAATGAGGATTTGAAAGAACATAGTCATTACGTGCAGACGGTTTTTAAAGAAATTGAGCAAGGGAATAAAGAAAAACCATACCCCGAGATTTTTGCTCTTACTGCGAATTTGTGCCGAAAAAGGCTAGGTCTGAAAGAACCTCTTTCTCCTTCAGGGAAAAATGTCCAGACTAATACGGGAGAAGGAAAGCCCGCATTTGCAGGGTCAAAAACCGGAACTTCCTCACCGATTAATAAAACGGGGAAAAAAGAAATGTTCGATCCAGCGGCAGAAGAGTTGATGAATCTTAACGACTAAGGAAGAAGAGAAATAAAGGAGAAGGAAAATGCCATTTTTAGGAATGAGAGGAAGTGGAGATTTTACAGTAACAGGACAAAGGCCGGAAAACTGGAGACAGATGGTTCTTAAACTGTATCCGAATGGTGGCGCGGCACTTACAGCTATTCTTTCCATGATGAAAAGTGAAAAGACAGATGATCCGAAATATCACTGGTTTCAACAGGAAATGCCGGATCAGGTAGGAACAGTAACGGGGATTTATAGTGGAACGAACCTTTCCGATGCTTATGCAGGAGCAGCAATCGGGGATACGTTTTATGTAAAAATGTCTGCGGAAGATGCAGGGAAGTTTAATGTCAGCCATCAAGTAATGCTTTGTGTAAATGCTGTTCCGGCGACAAGACTTACTGCGAAAGTTTCTGTTGCTCCGGTTATTAACGGTGCTAGTTCTTATGTCACTTGCCTTTTGCTGGAAACGGATAGTGCAAATGATTTGGGGCAGGCTATTCATGCAGCGGTAAGTGCTGGCAGTTCTATGATAGTTATCGGTTCTGTAAACTCTGAAGGTGGAACTTCTCCTTCTTCGATTATCTACGATCCGACTGAGTTCTACAATCAGACTCAGATTTTCAGAACTTCTCTGGATTTGACCAGAACAGGGAAAGCAACGAGACTGAGAACTGGCGATCAGGTTAAAGAAGCCAGAGCACAAGCACTTGAAATGCACTCGATAGAAATGGAAAAAGCTTTCATTTTCTCTCAACCGACTCAGAGAACGGGGACTAACGGGAAGTTGGAAAGAACTACGAAAGGGATTAGGAACTTCCTTTCTACAAACGTGAAGGATTACGCTTCTCTGAACAGTGCAACTTGGGCATCTGGCGGGAAAGTTTTCATGGATGAATACTTGGAACTTCTTTTCCGTTACGGTTCCTCGGAGAAACTTTGCCTTTGCGGTTCTGGCCTGCTTCTCGGTATTCAAAGAATGGTAGATGCAGATGCGACAATGACGATAACTCCTGGAATTACTTCTTACGGGATTAAAGTAGTAACTCTCGTTTCTTGTTTCGGAGAGTTGCACTTTAAAATGCATCCTCTTTTCACTCTTCTTGCTCCCCTTCGGCATTCGGGACTTATAGTCGATGCGAAGTATCTCAATTATAGATATATAGACGATACAAAGTATTTGCCGAATCGGCAGGCAAATGACCTTGACGGCGAAAAATCGGAATTCTTGACTGAAGCTGGTTTGGAACTTCATTTCGAAAAAGCCCACGGGTGGCTGGATAACATTGGAGTTGATGGAACAGTCTCTCCTTAATAATGAATAATTGAAATAAAAAGGGATAGTGGTATTAACTGCTATCCCTTTTTTTAAGTCTTTTAAAGGAGTTTTTATGGCAGATGTGGAGATTTATATAGGGAATTTTGGGCCTTATTTAGTGGATGAAACTGATCCACTTCTTACGGATAATAGACAAGTGGTTAGAAGAAGTGATATGCTTTCTGGTTCTGCTACTGTTTCTAGTGAGACAAGTTTTGGTCTTTCTGCTAGTGCAGGGAGTAGTACTAGTTTTTCAAAAGGGGATCATACACATGGAACCCCGGCAAATCCTCTTGCTGGAGGAGTTTCTTCTGCTACTTTTACAACTGTAGATGGAAAGACAGTTACGGTTATTAATGGTTTAATAACAAGTGTGGTTTAAAAGGAGAGAAGAATGAGTCTCGATGCGACAAAACCAGAAGATGTTTCTATAGTAAATACCTTTGCGGCTTTAGTAAGAGAAGCTAGGGCGAAGATAAATGATTTAGAAGCGGCAATTCTTTTACACTTAACAGGTGCTCCGATTTATGAACCGATAGAAGTTACTGGAGCGACACATACAATCCTTAGTGATGAGACATTTATAAAAGCAAATGCAGGAGTTAATAGCCAGAATTTTACCGTCGATCCGGCAGTTCTTACTCTTGGGATTACTTATGTTTTGAAAAAAACAGATGCAACTGCGAATACAGTTACATTGAATGTCGGGCAAGGGATTTTTATAAACGATACACTTGCTTCAGTTTCATTAACTTTGCAATATGAAGTTTTAAGATTTATCAGTGACGGAACGGGGATACAGACATGCTAAGAAAACTTTTCTTTAGCCTTTCTTTTGTTTTATTTCTTGCTTCTTTTAGCCATGGGGCGACTAATACTAGTGAAAGATTTTATGGAACTTGGTTTACTGGAACACATGGGAGTTTTACTAATTTAAGTACAGTTAATCTTACTGTAGGGGCTTTAGACATTGGTGATGCGTTAGATTTAAAAGCGGATAAAAGTGTTTTTGATGATTACTCTAGCTCTACTAATAATAGACTTGATGGGATAGATACTTCTATTAGTAATTTAGAAGCAGGAAGTTTTTCTCCAGAGGAGTATGGGGCAACTGGTGGAACTGATGATACAGTTGCTTGGACAAGTCTTATAAGTGCAGTGAATAGTGCAGGAACAGGAAAGGTAGTTTTAAAACCGGGAAGGACATATACACTTAGTTATGATTATGCTAACTATGCAGCAGCTGTTGGGTTTAAAAATGTAAATGGATTAGTAATAGAAGGAAATGGGGCTACGATAAAGGTTAAAAATGCTACTCCCGTTGCTGCTTCTCGCTGGGGAGGGTATGGTTTTCTTTTTGTAAACTGTACTAGAGTGTCTCTTTCTGATGTTTCTATAAATGGAAACGCGGATAATTTAAGTTATACTGGAAATCCAGAGGCGATAGCAAACGGGATTACTATTTATGGAGTAAAGGATTTTAAAGGAGAGAATATAGAGATAAAAAAAGCAGGCAGTGATGGGATTTATATTGGTGATGGAGTTTCTGCGGGCTTAGGAAGTGGGTATGATTCGAATAGAATTTCTTTTAAGAATCTTTATATAAAAGATGCTAGAAGACATGGGCTTACTGTAGCAAGTGTTTATGATTTAACAGTTGATACGGGAGAGATAACCGGAGGGGGGTATAATACAGGGGTAGTTGCAGTTTTAGACTTTGGTTCAGGGATGGATATAGAACCAAATGCAACTCCTGGAGTTAATAGGGCTTCGTTTAAGAATGTAACTTTTGGAAGTTCTTATCGAGCTTCTGTAATTGCGGCTTCTAATCAGGTTTATGTGCATAATGTAGTGTTTGAGAATTGTAATTTTTCGAATACTTTAAATACTACTTTAATTCTTAACAGTAGTGAGTTTAGTCTTTTAGGCGGAAGGGTTTATGGGGAATTTCAAGGCGGGGGAAGATTGATAAGAAATGTATCTTTTATTCAAGATACGAATCAGTATGCTGGAAGTGCTCAGACTATTCTTATGGGACTTGATTCAGCTTTGACGGTAGAGGATTGTACTTTTTATAGTGATAGAGCACAGAGATTTGTGGATGTAGGGGGGTCTACGACTTTAGGGACTAAGAAGGTTTTTAGGAATAATTCTTTTACTTATTCTGGAAACGGTTTTCCGGATACCGCGGCGCTTTTTAAATTCCTAGGTGTTGGGATATTAGAAAATTCGTATTTCTATCATACAGGAACTCCGCCAATGACTAGGTATAGTATTCAACTTCCTGCGGATCAGACAACGGATTTATCTTTCACCGTTTTTAACTCTGCTTCTGATACTCCGATAAAGTTTTACTATGGCGGGTCCGGGAATTCTGCCGCTGGTGGATATAGAGATGGGCTTTTAAAGATAAATAAGTTAAAGCTTTATCCAAATTTAGACACTTCCGTTGGGACACAGGTAGAGGTATTTGTTTATTCTGGAACTCCGGAAAGTTATGTCGCTGCTCCCGTTGGAAGTTTGTGTATAGATTATACCAATGGGGTTATTTATATAAAGAAAACTGGAACAGGAAATACTGGATGGAAGTTAATAACTCAAGCGGTTTAAAAGAGGGATTGTTATGAATATAAGTGAACTTAGGGAGGCGTTTAAAAGCGCCTCCGGCTTTTTATTTTGGACGAATGCTTCGATAGATGAAGCGATAAATAACGGGATTAAGTTTTTAGATAGTAAGACTTTTTCTTCTAAGAAAGATCAGGTTCTTTTTAGGAAGTTAGAAGTAGGGAAGAGGTTTGTTATTATCCCTATGGAGTGTAAGGTTATTAAGGAAGTTTGGATTAGTAATGCAGAGGAGAGGCAGAGGTTGACAAAAGTAGAAAGTTTTCCTCTTAATTATTATGAAGAAACTGGAACTCCTATTTCTTACTATCCGTTTTCTACTGAGACTTTTGAGAAGACTTTTGATAAGATGTTTGTCTTTTCAAACTTTGCAGATTTAGTCTTTTGTGATGGACTGGTTAGGGGAGTTGTTTTTAACTGCTATGCAGAGGAAGAATATTCGATAATGCTAAAGGGAAGGTTTAATATCCTTTCTCTTTCCGATGAGTTTTCTTCTAACTGGTGGAGTGTTAATTATCCAGAGTTAGTAGTTACTACAGCGATGTATGTTTTGGATATAAATAGAAGAAACTCTTCTGGAGGGGCAGAGCTTAGTGGGGTTATTATGGATACAATAAGAGAGATAAATAACGATGCGATTGAAGAAGAAGTAGAAGATGTTTCCTTAGTCTTGGAGGGATAAAAGATGCTACAAGCAAGGTTGATTTTTGATCTTCTTTTTCATCGAGGAATCAGTCCTTCAGGTGGGAGGAATCAGAATTTCTTTAGCGAAGTGGAGAATATGAAACCTACTAGTGAAGGGTTTAAAACGGTAGAGAAAGAGGATTTTTCCTTTCTTCTTTCTCTTTCTTCTTCCGATCAGGTTTTTGAAATAGGAAGTGTTTCTTATTTATTCTCTGTTAATAGCATTTGGGAAATAGGAAGTTCTAGTTTAGGAAGTTGTCTTTTTAGTGGAATTCCTACCGGAGGAAAATGGGTTTGTGCAGATTATCAGACTTATGCACTTTTTTCTAACGGCATTGTGGTAATAAGTCTTGATAGTAATGGAGATTTTGCGTATACTGAAGAAGTGCCAGTAGGAAAAGAAATGGTGAATTATAACGGGCAATTATTAATAGGGAATCATACACTGAATTATAATGAATTTATTCCAAACGCAATTCCCTCTTTAGAAATAGGGAAGTCTTTTATTTCTTATTCAGGGATAGGGAATATAGACTGTGTTGTTAGTGAGGATAACATAGAAGCAGGGTATCAGTGTTTGTTAGAAATAGGAGAAGTAGTAGGAGTTAGTGTTTTAAATAACTCTCCTTTGGTTCTTGGAACAAGAGGAGTTGTAAGGCTTCTTCCTACAGAGCACTTTTTTGGAAAGAGAGTTATTTCTTCTACTGGCCCTAGGGATTCATTTAGCTGGTGCCTTGGAGAAGGGGTTTTGTATTTTATAGATGGAAAGGGAAAGCTTTGGGGAATTAGTGGAGAGGAGAAGGTTAATTTACTAGGCTTCGGGTATTTGTTTAAAGATTTAGGAACAAGGATGTTTTTTAAGAAAAACACTGAAGAGGTTTTTATAAAAACAGAAGGAAAGACTTTTGTTCTGAATTCTGAAGGGCTTTATTCTTTAACCGGAAATTTCCTGGCTTCTATAGGAAGTGGAGATAGGTTTCTTGTTTCTGCTATTCCTAGTTTAGAAAATGGAAAGTTTATTACTTCTATTTTTGACTTTAAAGACCCAGGACTTAAGGTTATAGAAGAAATTTCTCTTGGAGTAGATAGTGGAGTTTTGGAAGAGAATCTTTCTTTTAGAATCCATACAAGAGAGAAGATAGGTGGCCCGTGGTTTCTTAGCCCACTTTATAGGCTTAATAATGAAAATGTCTGTAAGCCTCATGTGGCAGGTAGTGAGTTTAAGATAGAGTTTTTTGCTTCGAGTTTCTCTTATAGTTCTCCTGATTGGATGATAGTTCAGTATGATAAGATTGATAAGAGATATAACCGAGGGCATAGCTTTGTGGATATAAACAAGGAAGGATAAAAAATGGAAAAATTCTGTAACGAAGAAGAGTTTTTAAAAATAGTTATAGATGGAGATAAGGAAGTTTTTGACGAAGTTCTTTCTAGGGTTTTTATTAAAGGAGTAGAGACGGCACTTCTTTATCTTCCAGAGACCGTAGATAAGTTAGGGAAAAAGCTTGCATATACTACAAAGGTTTTTGGAAAGTTTCTCGAAGAGCACCCGGAGTTTAAAGAAAAGAAAGAACTAGTTCTTACTACTATTCAGCAAATAGAATTCCAGAATCCCTTAAAAACTATGGAAGAGATTCTAGAACTTGCTGTTCCGAAGATAGAGAAAGAGATAAAGCTTTTAGAAAATATGGCATTTACAAGAGGAGAGAAATAATGAGGGGAGATTTGGTTATTAGAGGAGATAGCTTAGAAGAACAAATGCAATCGGTAAAACAGGTAGTAGAAGCGCTAAATAAAAAACCAATAAGAACTGAGATAAAAGTGCTTGCAAATTCTTTTCTTACTGTAGAACTTCCTTCTCCCGGGATTGTTTATAAAGCTCTTTTAGTAAAACCCGCGGGATTTCTTACTAATTTTCTTATTTATATCCAAGAGACAAAGGCGAAGAATTTAGTTGTTCAGTTAAATATCCAGGAAGAAAGTGAAATGAGAACGGTTCTTTTTCCCGTTAAAGAAGGGTTTAATAGGATAAATAAGGATTTAAAAATAAATGAAGTTTCTTTTATCTCTCTTTCTTATTCTATGGAAGAAGGAGTAATAACTACTCCGCCAGTAGTAGGGTTTACTTTTAAAGAGGAAATTACAAATGCTAATCCGATTGAGTCCTGAACAGATAGTTAGTATTTGGGAAAAGCTTCGGCCCCTTTTTCTTTCTAATTTAATTCCAAAAGCTTCTTATTCTCCAGAGACAATTTTTGCAGTTCTCCAAAGTCTTCTTACAGAGAGTATGCAACTTTGGGCAGGTGTGGAAGAAGGAGAAGGAAAGCTAGAAGAAAGAGTTTTTGGTTTTATTGCAACTACTATAGATACGGATTCTATTACTCAAGAGAGGAATCTTCTTCTTTATTCTCTCTTTGCAGTTAGAGAGATTCCTTCTCTTGCTTGGGTTGCAGGAATAGAGATTCTTGAAGAGTTTAAAAAGCAAAATAAATGTAAGAAGCTTATTGCATATACGGAAGTTCCGGAAGTCATTGCGATAACTAAAAGACTTGGATTTAAGCAATATACTTTTTTAACAAGGGGGTAAAAAATGGGAAGTTCCGGTGGTGGTGGAGGAAGTTCTGGAAAGATAGATTTTCCAGAGTATATGAAAACATGGCATGGAGAGTTTTTAGGAACTGGAAGTGCTACGATAGATTTAACAGCGGCAATGAATAGTGCCATGTCAGGGGTTAGCCCTTATGCTAGTTACGTAGGGATTAATGCAAATAATATGTTGTTAGGAAGTGGGAAGTTAATTACAGATTTCACGGCTCCGTTTAGTTATTTAAAAACTTATTCGGAAATAGATTTTGAAACGGCTATTCAGGCGTATAGAAATTCAAATGTAAATGGATTAAGTACGTTTATTTCTGATATTAGTGGGAAGATAGATACGCTTATGACCGCGGAAAGTGCTCTTCTTGAAGCGGATATTAATCAGATAATTCTTCCTAAATATAAAGCAGGAATGAGAAATGCTAATGCAGTTATGTCTTCTGCTTTTGCAATTGGAGAGGCGATTATTAGAAGTCAGAAACTGAAAGATACTACAAAAGCTGATGCTGCTCTTAGGTATGATGCTTTTAAATTAAATGCAGAACTTGTTCTTAAGAATGAGATGATAACTATGGATTATGTAACGAAAAGAATTCTTTCAAAAAGAGATATCGCCATAACTGCTATGGATTTTGCGAAGCTTTACTCTGCAATAAAAAATGAATTAGACGATGCTTCTGTAGAAATGAGTGCAAAAGATGCCCTTTGGGATTTAAAAGTTTTTCAATACGGAGGGAACTTCTTAGGAAGTATTGCAGGAAGTGCAGTTTCTACGGATAAAGGTGATGGGAGTAAGTTAAGAAGTGCTGTTAGTGGTGCTATTGGTGGAGCTTCTATGGGATTTATGTTTGGTGGAGTTCCAGGAGCAGCTATAGGTGGAGTTGCTGGAGCAGTTGCAGGACTTCTATAAAAGGAGAAAAGAAATGGCAATTGACTTAAGTCTTAATCCCTTTGGAATGGGAGTTAATGAAAGAGGAAATGGTTCTAACTTCTCTCTTGGTGTTCCTAATCTTGCTTTAGGAGAAGGGGGAAGTGGGCAGCAAGCAACGGGGGGAGTAAAAATGACTCCTGCAAATATAGCAGTTATCGGAGGTTTACTTGGGCAGGCAATCGGGGGAGATACTACTGGAGGTAGAATTTCTCAGGTTGCAAGTTCTATAGGAATGACACAGTTAAAAGCTTCTGCGGCACAACAACAGCAACAGGCACAGTTGAAGTTTTTAAAAGAACTTCTTGCGAAAGGTGGAGATTTGGATCAGTTAACTCCTGAGCAGGCAAAGGTTCTTGGGCTTAATACGAATCTTTCTCTAGGAGCTAGTCCGTCTGGAAATACAGGTTTAGAAACCGGAAAAATGACAGAATCAAAACTTGGATTTCTTAACTCTCCAAGTCTTTTTTAAGGAGGAGAGAAATGGCAATAAGTGAAAAGTTAGCTCTTGAATATGAGAAGGAGTTGAAAGGAATAGGGGAGAAATTTCAAGGTGTGAATCCGGCGCAGATAGAACAGGCGTTAAAAGCTGGAGGGAGTTTCTCTTCCTCTTTAGGTTTTAATGATCCTAGAGAGCTTATGGGAATGACACCGGATCAGTTTGATAGTTTAATGCAAAATAGAGCACAGCTTCTGCAAAGTAATTTGCAGCAGGTCCAAGGAGCAGTTGCGCTTAGAGATCAGCTTTATGGAATTTCTGAGGGGAGAAAAGCTGCACAGCAAATGGCGAGGGATAAATTCTCGGCAGGAGTAGAGAGTGAAAATGTAGATAAAGGAATAACTGCACAGAAAGAGTTACAGAAAGAAAGACTCGATCAAGAAGCAGAGCAGTTTCTTACAAGAGTAAATATGGAAGAAGATCAGTTTAATAAAAGAATGGGATTTGAAGAGAAGTGGAAAAGTGCAGAGTTTGGACTAGCGAAGGCAAGGTTAGGTGCAGAGAATCAATGGAGAAGTGCAGAGCTAGGGGTTAGAATTTCTGAGCATAATCAGAATATGAAGTTTAATTACTCTCAGCTTAATGAGCAGAAGAGGCAACATAGTGTAATAGCGAATCAGAATAGTGAGCAGAATAAAATCGCATGGGCAGGAGTTGGACTTAGAGAGAAAGAAATAGAAGCTCTTTCCATGCAAAGAGTTGCTTCAATACAGATGAAACAGCAGGAGTATAACCAGAAGGAGCTTAATCAGACAAATAACTATATCTCTTCTCTTTTGAAAACAAAAGCAATGAAAGGTGGAAAGGGGGATAATTTAGATACAAACTCGGCACTCTTCTTTGCTAAATTAAAAGTAAACGCAATGAGTGGAGTTTCTGGAATGGAGAGTATGATAGAAGTTCCAGAAGAAAAACATCTTCTTTCAAAAAATAAGAGTCTTTTTCCCGGATATAAATCTGTTCTTATAGCTCCCGCAGATGGGCCTAGCTGGAAAAAAGGAGATGTTCTAGGAGTTAAAGAAGGAGATAAAGTAGATACAAAACCTCTTATGTCTAACCCTGCAAGGAATGAAACTTCGATGCAGATACTTCTTAATAAAATGCCTGGATATAGAATGACTCCATTTGCAGCAGAAGAGGAGTAAGAAATGGGAGAGTTAAGTTTAAATGAGTTTTTAAATGGAGGGGCTTCGGCTCCTCCTGTTTCTTCCAAGAAGAAGGTGGAAGAGCCTGGAAGGAATGAAGGGGAGGTTAGCCTTAGTGAGATTTTAGGAGGGTCTGTGGGGCAAGCTCCTTCTTCTCAGATAGAAGAAAAGCCTGAAAACTCCCTAACCCAAAACATGATAAAAGCCCCTCTCTTCTCCGCTCTTGCCGGTTTTAACAAAGCAAACAGCTCCTTCCTCGGAGCTATTGGTTTAAAAAAAGGAAAAGAGCTTTCTGATAAAAGAGCGGATTATTGGGAGAAGAAAGCAGGAACTAGTGGTCTTGTTAAAAGTCTTTATGAAGGAATAGGAAGTGCTCCTATGGGAATTGCAGAGTTTATCGCTGGCCCTGGCTATGCAGGGGTTAAGGGAACTTTGGATTCTCTTCAGAGAAGTTTAGAGAAGAAAGACTATTCGAACAGTTCTTATGTCCGAGCGGTTAAAGATGGGGCAATAGCTTCTGTAAGCCGTTTTGGAATAGGAAAAACTTTCGAAGCAATAAATGCAATTCCGCTTACACAGATACAAAGAGCAGGAGTAATGGGAGCAGTGTTTGGTTTTCAAAGTGGAGCAGAGCAGAAAGCAGCTACAGGAACAGTTGATCTTACGGAAATAACTGCTTCTGTTCTTACAGGAATAACTCTTTCTATGGGAGGAGTTGCAGGAGAAAAAGCGGAGATATATAAGAACTTAATAAAAGAAGGAGTTCCTAGTAAAGAGGCTATGAACATGGCAGTTAAAGACAATCCTTCTTTACAAAAAGCACTTGAAGTTGCAACGGATTTTACTGGGGTTGTAAGCGTTCCAGATTTTAAAGCTTCTCAGGTTGTTAAGGATTTAGAAGTAGTAAAGAAACCTTCAGGGGGAAAAGAAGAGCAGCTTTCTTTGGATTTAAAAACTCCAGAAGCGAAGGTTTTCTCCTCTTCCCAAGGGGGAATGGTTCTTTCGGATGTTTCTAAAAAAGTAGTAGTGGAAGATATAGATGGAATGTATAGCGAGAAGACGGGTTTCGACCCTGCAAAAGTGGCCTTAAGAAATGCCGCGATGGAAAAGTTTAAAATTAAATACGGCTATTACCCTGATGTTATCAGTGCTTCTTCTCATAGGCAAGGTTCACTTATTCTTAAAGACTTAAGTCTTATTCAAGAGGAATATAAAGAGAATGGATTAGTAGGAAGAGTTGCAGGAGTTACACCGGATTTTGGCGCGGATACTCCTACGGTTAATAAAAAAGGTCTTGCTCCGATTCGAGGAAATGAAGTCTCTGGAATAGATAGTCAGTTTTTAAAAAGACTCGGGAGTGAGATTATTGCAGTTCTGGATGATAGGACTGACCTTGGAAAATGGGGGAAGAAACAGATAGTAACAACTGGAGGTCTTGCAGAGAAGCATATTTCGCAGTTAGAAATTCTCTTAGGTGTTAAAGAACCACCGACAGTTCAAGAGTTAGTTGGAAAAATAGCACAGTATGATAAGGATTTAAAAGCCCATGGAGAGCATGTTGCAGGAATAGCTATGAAAATGGCAAGGGTTTTAAATATCCCGGAGAATATAAAACATGATCTTATGTACGGAGCTTGGTTGCATGATTATGGGAAGATAAAAGTTAGTAAAGAGATTCTTTTTAGTGATAAAGGCCTTACTCCTGAACAGTTTAAAGAGATAGAAAAACACCCAAGGAAAGGGTTAGAGGAAATAGAAACTAGTAATGTCTCTGAAACGGTTAAGAATATTGTCTTTAAACATCATGAGAGATTTGATGGGAAGGGATATCCAGAGAAGAAGAAAGGAAGTGAGATTCCTATCGAAGCTCAGATAGTAAGTGCCGCAGATGTTTATGACGCGCTTACTACGAATAAAAGAAGTTATAGAAAAGAAGCAAGTCAGGAAGAGCTTCTTAAAATCTTTGAAGAAATGCGGGGGCATAATTTCGATCCGAGGATTATTGATGCTCTTTTTGAAGTAGTAGGGTTAAAGGCAGAAACACTTAGTAATAAAGGAAAAATTGTTTATCATGGTACAACTGCACCGATAGATAAATTAACTGTAAAAGGTGGGGATGAAAATGCTTTTTATGGCCCAGGAATTTATACTACAGAAAATGCTAAAATTGCCAGTGAATATGCAGAAGCTTCTGGTGTTGGAGCAATATTAGGGAAAAAGGAATTTACTTCCTTATCAGAGGCCCAGGTTTTTTTAGTAGAGGCAAAAGAGAAATATGGACGGGCAACTCTCCAAACAATGAATCCGCAATTTCATGAAGTTTCTTATCCGAGAAAAAGGGCTATACGTGAAGCACAACCAAATGTTTTAAAATTACTTGTAGATATTAAAAACCCTTTCGATGCAGATAAAGGGTATTCAATAAAAGAAGCCAATGAAATAGTAAGAAAAGTAATTGGAGAAACTCCCTACATTGATGCAGGTTTTGATTTTAAAATAAATGGAGGGGATATATATAAAAGACTAGCAGATAGAATAGGAAAAGTAGAGGTAAATAAAAGATTGGAAGAAATAGGTTATGATGGAATTACACATATTGGAGGTAAAATAACTGGAGGGGAAGAACATAGAGTCTGGATTGCATTTAAAGATGAACAGGTTACTTCTTTCTTTTCAGAACAGATAGCAAGGGCGCAGGTTATTAATTTAGTTACAAAAGCAGAGATAGAGAATGATTTAAAAACTCTTTCTGTAAATGAAAAGGGAGTTCTTGAATCCCTGAAAAAACCTAAATCTCTTGGAGCAGCAGGAAAGGACTTTACTACTAAAGAAACAATAGCAAGTCGGAAAGAGGCGAATAAAAGACTTAAAGAAGAATTTCAAAACGTAGAAAAGCTGGCGAAAGAAGAGAAGATTTCAATAGAAGAATACTTAACAAAATTTACTGAAATGGAACCGGAGCAAGTAAGAGATTTTCTTCTTACCGGAAAGGAGCTTTCTTCAGGGGAGAAGGTTATAGAGAGAAGTCTTGGAAGAGAAGTAGGGAGGATTAAAACCGCTCTTGGTTTAACTGGAAAAGAGTTAGAAGTCTTAGTTAAGCAGGTAACAGACTTTGATTCTTTTAAAGACCTAGCAGCTAGTGATAAAGAGAAAGTAAAAGAAGCTCTTCTCTTTCTTTATAAATCTAAATTCGGAGAGGATTTTAAAAGTCCAAAAAAGACTTCTATCCGGAAAGCAGTTAAAGAAGCAGATAGGGTTTTTGTAGAAACCTCGCTTTCTAAAAGAGGATTTTTCGGGCTTAAAGAAGTAACTGCAAGACTTGCTTCCGATGGAGAGCAGTATTTAAGAACGCACGGCCCGAGTGCAAAAGCTCTTGCGGATAAACTCTCTACCATCCGTTTAATGTCCGATCTTCGATATGCAGAAATGGCGACAATAAAGAAGAATATAAACTCCAAGCTTTCAGAGAAAGATAAAGAGAGAGTTTTTGAAATAGTATCTAGTTATAAAACAGAAGAGTTCGGGCAACTGCATGATAGTAGGGAAGTAAAGGCAGCCGCTACCTTTTACCGAGAAAAGTTTAACGAAATTGCAGAAGATATGATAGCTAATGGAGTTAAGATAACTAACCTAAAAGGAGAAAAAGTCCCCTTTGAATTTGACTCTAATGAACCTTACTGGCCACGTTATTACGACCCTGAAACTCTTCTCCGACCGGGGAGAAAGCACGATGCGGCTATAAAACAAATGATAACTAAAGGCTATGCAGATACACCGGCACAAGCAGAAGTTCTTCTTGATCGAATTCTTAGTAGAAGAATGAATAGCCCTAAGTATGGAAATATGGAATATGCAAGAGAGTTCGATGTAGAGGGGTTTGAGAAGAATATAGACATAGTTTTTGATAACTATTTTCTCTCTACTACTAAAAGACTAGAGGTTATTAAAGCCTTTGGGCAAAATGGAAAAGGGGCTTTAGAACTTCTTGGAAATATAAAAAGAGAAAGTGGAGATTATGTTTATAAATACGCTACGGATATAAATAAAAGAATAGTCGGCGGAAGTTATGCTCATGATCCAGTTGCACAGATAGTTTCTGATGTTGCAGTTAGCTATGAAGTTCTTACAAAAATGGGTCGAGCAGGTTTAAGAAACTTAGGACAAAGTGCAAATACCATAGGGACTTCTTATACAAAGAGTTCGCTTAAAGCCCTTGGGCATATCTTCAGCGATCCTAGAACTGTTATGGATCGAGCAGAAAGAAGTGCCGCAATGCTTCATTCTTATGCTAATGAATTTGCACGGTTTGAAAATGAAGAGCCAGTAAGTGCAGAGTTTTTAAGTGCTGCGAAACTTGCAGAGGGAATGAAGAATCTTTCTGATAAGAGCCTTACTTATACAGGGTTTAAACATAGTGAGATTTTTAATAGGCTATTTGCAGCAGAAACCGGAAGGGAATATGCTACGGATCTTTTTAGAGAATTTCAAAATTCTCCTATTGATAGCGGAAGTAGAAAACGAGCAGCAATGCGGCTTGAAAAACTAGGGCTAAAGCCAGAAGAGATTCTTGCAAGTAGAACAGAGCTTAATGAATTCGATAGAAGAACTGCTTCTTATAACTTTGTTCGTCAGACGCAGTTTGTAAATGACGCAATGAGTCTTCCAAGATGGGTTAGTAATGAAAGCCCTTGGATAAAAATGCTGACACTTTTTAAAACTTTCGGAATCCAACAGGCGAAACTTGTTTATAGAACTCTGAAAAGTGATCCGCTAATGGCAGCGAAGTTAATTCCAGTAATGGCAATTAGCGGGGGAATTACCGCGGAGGCAATAGATTTTTTAACCGGGAAGATTCGAGACGATGAAACGCTTCTTCAACAACTAAGCCGCTATTTTGCTAGCGGAGGAGGTTTTGGTCTTTGGGCAGATACCGTGCAAAACTCTATGCGAAGTTCTTCTGGACTTGCAGAAGCTCTCTCAGGAGTTGTAATTGGAGATATCGGAACAAAAGGGTATGCACTAAAGCTAGGAATAGTAGATGATAATTGGGATGCCTTTAGGAAAACAATGGTTAGGGATATTCCTATTATTGGTCCTACGATTCATAATACTATGGAAGAAGGGAATATAAAATGGTAATAAAAAAGCCCCTCGGGATTTCTCCTTTGGGGCTTTTCTTTTTTCTTTTTTTTTTTTTTAAATATCTGGAACTTCTTGTGGTGTATACCCAAGTGCTTTTACTATTTCAGAGCAAAGCTTTAAACTACAAGAAGGATAGGTATGATTTTGTTTTAATATAAGGTATACATCCCGAGCTTCATTTTCAGTCAGTTCAAAAGTAATATTTAAATTTCTTATTACTTTCATTTCTTCTCCTCTATTCTCTTCTCAATAAGACAAAGAGCGGCGTAGTTAATAATATCCAAAAGAGTATCTTCTATGGATTCATCTTTTACTAAAAGCTCTTCTTGTTTACAGAAGTTTTTAATCCTATGAAACTTATCCCCTAAGCGAACCACTATTCCTTTCCAGCCAAAGTCATGGAAGTTACTCATAGCATCTTTAGTTCCAGAGTAATCATGCCCCTTTCCATTTGCTATTTCGAGGCACTTGTCGAATATCTCTTGCATTTGTTTTAACTTCTCGTCATGATCTACAGGGGCAAACGAAGAAGAAGCTTTTTTACACTTGCAAGGATAAGTTTTGCAAGTAAGGCAGTTATATGCTTTTTTCTCCTCTACCCTACTTTCTCTTCTCCCTTCCCTTCCTTTGTTAAGCCCTTCGAAAACCTGGACTTTTTCTTTTCTGGGAAAACTGCAACCAAGGGGGCAAAGACCAAGATGGTTAAGACTTATTCCACATAGAGGGCATCTATTTACTTCATCCTTGTGTTCGTCTCGGTAGTATTTTGGAACGGTAACAAAGCATTCTCCACTGATATGTTTATCCATGTTTTTACATTCACACATTTTATTTCTCCTCTTTTGCTTTCCATTTTGGATAGTGATCGAACGGGGTATAAAGCTCAAAGCATTCTTTACAGACTCCAGAAGAATCTGATAAAGAAGAAAAGTCACAGGTTCTACATCCTCCTTTAGGATTAGCAAGGAGTTGTTCTTTCTCCTTCTTGCACTTCTCACAGATTTCTATTTTGTGTTTCATTCTCTTCTTCCTTTAGTAAAGAGTCTATCTCATCGTCTAGAATCATCCACCAATTAGTAGGTTGATTTTTCAAGGGAGTTCCTCTGTTAAGTCTTCTTATTTCCTTCTCTTCTTTTCTTTGTTTTCGATTACTCATTTTTTATTTCTCCAATAATAAGGACAAGTTTGGCAAGGTAATTCTGTTCCACAATCATAGGGATATATAAAACTTTCAGGGCATTTGGTATCAAACATTTCTTATTCTCCGCAAGAAGAGTCTAAATCCCTTGGATTTATTTTAATCCATTCTCCGTTTTTAAAATCTAAATCTTCATAGTGATAAATATGGTTTTCTTCATATTCAGTTAATTGTCTTCCACAGCAATCAGTAGTAAGACTTCCTTCTGCTCCTCCACAAGTTTTACAAGCAGCAAGGCCACCTTCTGTTATATTCCTACAAATCCAACAAATACCTCCATCATCAACACAAGAACAATCTTTTCCTGTATATAAGTTATGCGTTTCTTTTCTTTTTTCTTTTACTTCTACCTCTTCTACCACTATTTCCTTTAACTCTTGAATCTCTTCTATTACATACCCTAAATTTCTAACTCTCTCTAGAACTCGATTAGCATTTATCCCAGTAGGCAGTCCTATTTCACATAAGATTTTCATTATTCATTTCTCCTTTCTTTATAGTTATAGTGAGTATGTCCTTCGGCGTAATACGCATCTATTCTCTCTCTAGCTAGAAGAGTTTTCATTACTATAGAAAGAGTATATTCATCCAGATCAAGATGGAACTTTTCTAAAATATCTGCGGTCGAAGCTGTTTTTACTTTAGAGAGATATTCAAGAACTACAGAAGTCATTTCTCCATACCGTGCTTTTCCAAGTCCCATAAAGGCTCTAGGCATCTTTGGTTCAACCGCTGAAAGCAAAGCTAAGGCCCGTTCAAAATCCCTTGGTTCTATAATCTTCTCGTCACTTCTACTAGCACTACAGATCATTGAGAGTTTAAGAAGATGAATAGCTCTTCTCTCGCAATAACCGGAAAAAGATGGGTCTTTTATCGGTAAGTTCTTATCTGCATTATCATACCATTCTGTATAAACCTTCATCGTATCTGGATGAAAAAGCATCTTCCCTGCTAAAAGATTTATCTTTTCTAAATCTTCTATAAGAAACTCTCTCATAGCAAGCGTTTCTTCCGGAATCGTCGGGTCAGCAATCCGTTGCCTTTTCCCTTCTTCAACCACAAATATAATCCTAGAAGTAAAGCCCCCACCAAAAGCTTCTTGTGGAAGAATACTACGTAGCCAATCTGGAGCAGAAGCGCCAAGTAAAGAAAGACAAACACAATTAATAGAATCCGTGCCAGAACCTTTAGTCCGATATTCCCAACTATCTTTACAATCGAACCAGTCGGTAAGATCGGCAATGAATTTGACATTTTGCTGCCCGAGAAATACTGCCAGTTCTTCACTAAAAACTCCTAAAGAAGAGTGAGATTTTGTAAAACCATCAGAGGGATCGTCGTAGTTGTTATTGCTTGCTTTTATATCTTGTATAAGAGCTTCTCTTGTTATTGATTCTGAGGCTAGAAATACAGAGGGTATTTCTTTAAGAAGGTCTTTTGCAAGTCTCATTGCAAGACCTTTCCCACAGGCAGAAGGGCCGATAAAAACTACATAAAGATTTGGATAAACGGTATTAAATCCCCATTTTAAATAAACCTTTCTTTGAAGTGCCGTTCCTATTATAGAAAGGCAACTCCAAATATGGAATTGCAGCGGAGGTTCTGTCCTCTCGCTGTATTGAAGATAAGCACTTAAGAAGTCTGCATAATGCCTTGCCACTTTTCACACTCCAATGCTGCATAAAATCAAACTCCTTTTTTAATATTTTATTTTAATTGGGATAGAATAAATAGTTTTACATTCTGTTACTTCAATAAATACACAGGGATGTGCATTAAAGCGATTATCAAGAAGTAATAATTGATATTCTTCTTTTGATAATTCTATCTCCTCTAAGCCTCTTTTACTATTTATAGCATTTATTATTTCATCAAGAATGCTTATTTTATATTTAAAATTCATATTCTTTTCCCTGTATCCTTTTCTGTATCTCATCCTCTTCTTCCTGAAAGAGTGCTTCTTCTACTACTTCTGGAAGAGAAGGAAGAGATTTTTTTAGTGGTTTAAGTTCTTTTTTTATCTCTATTAAAGCTTGATAAATCTCTTCTTCTGTTCCATAAAGAGGAATGGGTTTCATTTTCTTTAAGTTATAACCTACTTTTCCATCCGTCCTGATTGTATAAGTTTTCCCATTTGCTTTAAGAGGGATATCAAGGTTTCGTTGCATTTGTTTAAGTGCTTTGGCAAAGTTTCGCAAGCTTTCTTCATTGTCGGGGTATTGCCCCTTAATGCTATCATGAACTTGATTGAAAATATCAACGTCACGCATGAAAGAAGAAAGTTCTGGAGTATACTGATCGTTATAAGTCGTAATAAGTCCTTCATTCAGAAGTCTCCCTACTGTGCTTTGGCCATAAAAGGAATAAGCCTGCCGGAAAGTATCATCGTCTAATCTTCCTAAGAAGCGCCTTACCCATCCAAAGGCATTAACAAGAGTCCTATCCATTACTATTTTATTTCTTATCTTCTCATGCCCATGTTTAATCCCTGGATATGCAGAGTGATAAAGAGCATAGCAAACTTTTCCTACAGAAGTAGGCATGTCATAGTTATTTGAATATCCATTTGCACTAAGTCCGTAGTTAAAAGAGTGATTGCATTTCTTTCCACTTTGCCGCATAGACATGTTTGGAAGAATGGGGTAATTAAAAACTTCTGGACATTTTTCTCTTCTTAAAGCTTCTATTTCCGTAGGTTCAGTAAGTGGACCGAGGATAGAATCTTCTAGTTCTATAAGTTCTTTTGGTGCTTTGAACATTAACTGTGCAGTTCTTACGTGTATATCCGCTCCTTCCTCTACTGCTTTTATCATATTAACATCATTAAAATAATAAGCACTAGCAACCCACTCTGCTTGTTTCTTATCCAACTCAAAACACATATGATCTTCATCGGGTTCTAGGAATTCTAGAAAAACCTTCGGAAGATTCTGCATATTATACCCCGTTTTAAAAGGGGTTTTGGAAGAAGCAAGTCTCCCGAACTTGGTACTTTGTTTAAATGAACAACGAAGTCTACCATCTTCGTCAAAAGGAGGTTCGAGATAAGTTCCGATAAGTTTCCTAGTGCCTCTTATTTGCTTAACAAGTCTTGCTTCTTCACAGTCATATTTCCTTGCAAGCTTTGTCATGGCTTTGTTATCTACTGTTACCTTCTCACTTCTAACTCCAGTGTCAGGGTCTTTGACTGTTTTTGTAAGTTCTGAAAAGCCTTTAGTCTTATAGAAATATTCAATAACCTGTTTCGGGCTAGAGACATTAAGAGTAGTTCCAGTAAGGAGATTAAGTTTATCTTGTAGAGTTTTAAGATAAGCTTTCGCTTCTTTCTTATGCTCTAAGAGTTTTTCTATATTTACCTTTATCCCTCTGCATTGCATATAAAAAAGTGGCTCTATAAGTCTTTCTGAATAATCCCATTGAGCTTTGTTCTTGCTCTCAAGAAGTTCTTCATCAAGAGAAGTATCTATTTCATAATCCACCGCGGAGTCTTTTGCGTTGTAAATATAGTATTGATTCCAATCCCTCGTTCCGTCTACATTTATCTCTTTCCCATCATCCTTGTAATAACATTCATCTGTTCTAGTAGAAGTAAGAAACGCAAGAGACTTAGGAAACTCTGGATAAAGAACATTTGTTTTTATAAGAGTATCAGAGATCGGTCCGAGAACAAGGCATTTATGAACCATGAAAAGATAAATAAGGTCAAAAGCTGCCCCATTTTGCCATTTTGTTTTTATCTCTCTATCTTCATATATCTTTGCTATACGAAGCCAAATCTCTACCTCTTCATCCTCCGTCCAGACGAAATTATTAAACGGGATAGACATACAAGCAAAAGGAGATATAGCAAAAGAAATACAAGTGACACCCCTTGTACCGTAGATTTTAGTAATCCCACTTTCTTTATCCTTTATACACTTTGGAATTGGGCATTCTATATCTGAAGCTACTGTTAGTTTTTTCTCCAAGATATTATCAAGGTAAGAAATAACCTCGCAGAAAGAGGGATTTATCTTTAACTCTCTCTTTGGTCTTATTATTTCTTTAAAATAACTCTCTTTTTCTATTCTCTTAAAATCCGCGGCAATGTGGTATTTCAATAAGTATCGTTTAAAAGAATCTCTTGGATGAATAATAGGAATACATTTAGTATCTCCATAGAGACTTTCAAGAACACTTCCTCTCCATTTCTCTATTCCCTTCTTTCCTGTAAGGGCTTGCAGAGAAAGTTCTCCTACTGGAACAATAACGGTAGGATTTGCTTTTTTTATATTCTCCTTTAGCAGTTCTAAAAACGGAAGTGCCTCAGTAGTAAATCCTCCTTTCTCCGTAAAGTATTTATAAATAGTCTTATTCTCATTCGCTAGAGGAATAGCATAGCAAATAGAACAAGAAGAGAAAATAATCCCTGCACTACTCATGCACATAGAAAGAATAGTCGCTACTGAACCGTAGTTAATCTTCCTCTCTTTAACATTATCATTACTCGGATAATCAAGAACAAGAAGTATCCTTGCATTTTCCTTTATATCCTCTAAATACTGTCCTGTTAATGGAGGATTAAGTTCTTCTTTTTCCAGAAATCCCAATTTTTTTCTCCTTTTTTAACATCTCTGCTGCTTTTTCGTCAAGCGGGCAAGGCTTAACTCCTCCACAAATCAGGGGATTATTCCATCCTTTACAACCAGCTTTCTTACATTGTTCCTGAATATTCATTTTTCTCTTTCTCCTTTTCTAAAAGAAGTAAAAACTCATCTGCCTGTTCTGAAGTTAGTTGAAAGAGAAGAGAGATATCTGTTTTCTTTTCTTTCTTCTCTCTCTTTTTCTTCTCTTTCTTTGGAGGAGAGTGATCTACTGTTCTTTGATATCTTAACTCTCTTATAAAATCCTTAACCTCTTCATAAGCCATTTGTGTTAATGGTTTTTGAATATCATAAAGATTCATTCTTTCCTTCTTTCTGCGTGGTTAAGTATACGCAGCCCACTTTTTTTTATTGAATAATAATCCTTCCAGTTTTTTTATTATATTTTGGTATTGATGCGGAGAAGGATATTTCTGTTGAAATATCTCCAAAGCTACCTTCAGTAGTTTCAGCAATAATCTTCCCTGTTGTTTTTACTGGATAAGGTAAATTTCCTGCCCCAGTACCACCAAAAGGTCCAGTGAAGAAAGATCTTGTAACGGGGTTTGAAGAACTTATACTTAAATATCCAAATCCCCCGGTACTTCCTTTTCCAGTGAGAGCAGCATAAGCATTTGCAGAAGTAAGAAGTTCAAAGTTATCAAGATGATAACCAGTTGTAGAACTCCCGTAATAAAGCCTTACCCCGATATATCCAGGGGTAGATATAGAAGTATCAGTAACAGTTAGGATATTAACTCCATTTACAAAACCATTAAGTGTCGAGCCATTGATAACAAAAGTCATGTGATAAGTTTGCCCTACTGTTAAAGTAGCCGGATAACTTCCTAAATTACTTACAACATTACTTACTAGTTTTTCTAAAACCCAGGCACCTTCGCTAAGTTTATATCTAAAAACATACATCGTGGCATCAGTTATTGATTGTCTAAGAGTTAAACCAGAAGCAGCATAAGTAGCATTGCTAGCGACGTATAAATCTGCACTAAGAGTTGCATTTAAAACGGGAGCATAGTTAGAAACATAATAAGTCCCAAAGGCTTGATTGCTATAGATTCTATTATTCTGTATTGTAATTGTTCCAGTTCCTGCATAGGGATTGTTATCCCAAGTAGCAGAAGTCTCAGAAGTATGCCCCGTAAGTGCAGTTCCATTAGGATCAGTAAAAGTATCAAAAACAGAAAGTGTAGGAGTTGTGTTATTAACAGTAAAAGAAATAAGATAATCAGAGGTATTTACATTAATCCCGTCAGAGCATCTTACATAAGTATTATAAGAACTTCCATTTGTTAATCCAGATTTAGTAAAAGAATGAGTTAAATTTCCTGTAGTAGTAAAAGTATTACTCATAGAGGCATAAGAAGTTCCAGAAGAAAGGCTCCATTTACAAGTAGCAGCTTCGTTAGTACTAAGAGAAACAGAAGTAGAAGTAGTTCCAGATGGAAGATTCCCACTTGGACTTCCAGCAGAAAGAACAGGTGGAGTTGTGTCTGTTTCTTCTTGTATATCCCAAGGCATATCTCCAAAAGCAGGTTGTGCCGGTGCCATTGGAGAAACATCTGGACCTATTGCCGGCCAAGGAGTTCCACTTCCCATCCAAGAGGGTTTAGAAGAAAGATAAAAAGAAGCAGGAAGAACTTGATCCTCACTTCCATTGTAAAGAGTTGTGTTATTAACCGAGTTCCAGTTTGCATGGAAAAAGTGTTGATTAGAACTTGAATAACCTATAATCGCTTTTGTAGAGCTTCCAGCAGTTGTAGAATAAGCCGTCTCAAAACCCGCTGTACCTAAAACATTCCCTATTGCGTTATTATACCAAACTGTTGGATAGAAGTTAAAATCCTGAGCAGAGCTAGTTCTACTTGTCTCTAGTCGTATTTTATTTCTAAAAAAAGTATTATGACTCGAAGTCCCCCAAGTGTTATCAAACTTCATTGTTCCTACAGTCCAGTTCCCTTCTATTAAATTCATCATAGGATGCCCGCCATGTGCTCTTACTGTATCCACTTGCCAAGAAGCACTTGGAGCGTATTGCATTCCCCAAATATAGTTATACCCAAAAACATTCCCTGAACATTGCCCAACAAGCATAAATGCCATGTCTAAATGATAAATTTCATTTGCTTCAAAAAGAGAAGCACTGACGGGATTAAGTTGTGCTCCATAAGCTCTACTTGTATCATACTGAGGAGAACCCTGATAAGGAGTTGCTGGAATTCCCTCATGCCATTTAGAAAACTGAATAGTATCTCTATACCCATAACGGATATTAATAGCAGACATGTAAGAACCAATAACTTCTACTCTCTTTAACCAGCAGTTATCTGTAGCGTGCATAGTTAAAGAACCTCCCCAACCTGTTTGGCTAGACCCTCCATTTGCGTTATTAATAGTTAAATCTTCTATCCCGGCATTATCCATCCAGTTATTTATTTTAGTAGCTTGTGGGCTTCGAGAAGAGTTATAGTTCCAATAAGTAGGGATTTCTATTTCTACAGAAGTAGAAGAAATAACTCTAATAACTTTCACTATCTGTCCAGGAAGTCTATCGCTATTTCTTGCATAGTCAGTATAAGTCCTACTTCCATCATCTACTGGAGGAGAATCAGAACTACTTAAAAGTTGATCTAGAAGAATCTTATCCCCAACAGCCCAACCATGAGAAGTAGAAGTTCCGATAACCGTAGAACCTTTTGCAAGTCCAGTGGAAAAAACAAGGGAAGAGCTTAAAGTCCCACCGGAAGAAAATCTAACGGGACTACCGGAAATAGCAGTAGTAGGTTGGATAATCGTAACTCCCATTCCACTTCCACGGAGAGTTATTCCACTTTTTAAATAAAGCTGAGAAGAAATAGAATGTGTTCCAGAAGCGAGTTTTACAACTTGTCCTAAAGGGCAATTATTTATCGCCGTTTGAATATTCCCACCTACTGCTACGGTTGTATAAATAGTAGCCCTATCTGGAATCCCTCCGAGAACCCCTACATTCCCTGCCCAAGTTATACTATTTCTAGCGTTATTTGTCCCGTTAGAATTGCTACTTGTAGGCAAGGAATAAACAGCAAAGCTATTAGTCGAAGAAAGAAAAAAAGAAAGGAAAAATAAATAAAGAATCTTCTTCATTTTAAAACCTCCAAAAGAAAAGAAGGATAAAAAAAGGGGAGCTAGCCTTTTTCCTTGCACTAACTCCCCTCTTTAACTTATTGAATATACATCATACCGCGAACGGAAGAAGAAACAGTCGGAGGAGTTATTGTAAAAGTAGCTCCGTTACCTGTTGCAGCAGCAGAGGTAAAGGTATAAAGAGCCATTATTTTTCCAGAAGTGCTGTTATAAAGAACTGCGCAGTCAGCAGTAATACCAGTGCTGTCTGTAGCCGTCCAAACAAGTCCACCAGTGCAGTTAAAATCTGCTGCCAGAGGGGAAGAACCAGCAGTAGAAACGGAAGTGCAGGAAGAAAGAGTATTCCCACCAGCCGTGTATCCATGTGCCGTTCCAAGATCAGTAAAAGAAGTGTAATCAGTAGTCGCAGTATTTATCGCCGTATTTGCACTTTGCAGACCCAAGGCCATTTTAATAACCGGAGCACCAGTTATATAAGCAGCGTCCATAGCTGCTTCTTTTGCTATCTGTGTCATACCCGCAGTAAAAGCCGCTTCGGAATAAGAAGCAAGAGAGAGAAAAGCTATTGCTACGAAAACAGAAAGAAATCTTTTCATTTTTAAAACTCCTTTTACTACTTGATTGTTACCATAATGGAAGTATTTCCATTAGGCCCAGTTGTGGTCGTAACAAGACCTTTTCTAGCACTAAGAGTTAAAGCTCCCATTCCCATTTGTGCTTTTGCCGTTTGAATTTCCGGATCAGCCGTTTTTATTTCCGGACCAGCAACAGTTGCACAAGCTGAAAGAAAAAGAATAGAAATAATAATAATTAACTTTTTCATTTTTAACCTCTTTTTATTGTATTAAGATATTTATTTTTTTTATAATTATTTTTGATACTAAAATAAGTGAAGAAAGAGGAGTGTAATTTCCACTACTACCTAGACTAAGATTTGTTTTAATAATATTACTTTTTAAACTTAAAACTCCTTTCTCTCCATTGCTCCCAATTCCTCCTAAATTAGTAATAACAGAGAAGTTTGTTAAGTTTGTTACTCCTACTGTAGTAGGATTGGCACCTATATTACCTGTTCTACCTGTGTTTAAAGCTGGTGAACCACTAACTAGAATGAAGTCATTTATTTGACTTAAAGTTCCAGAGCTATTTTGCCATATATTTTGTGTAACTGTTCTTAAAGAACCTACTCCAGGATTGCCACCTCCAGTTAAAACTCCTGAAGCTTGCCATGCAGATAAAGAAGAGTAATTAGTAGTATTTCTATACACTGAAAAAACAGTATTATAGTATAAATTATGATCATCAGCATCAATAGTTGAATCTGCTATGTATCTAACAGTACCTTCATTTACATTACCCCCTAAGATATTATTATAAACATACCTACCAGTAGAATTATTTATACTAATCATTCTTGCTGTTGTTGAGTGATTATAAATAGTATTATTATTTATAGCCCAATTTGGGGTATAGTTAGTTGATTGTCTTTCTAATGTAAGAGCAGAATAAGAGGAATCAATTATTATATTATTAGCCACCGTGCCATTACTTGAATTGCCTACATTATCTACGTTAACTAAAATAGCAGTATTAGAATTGTAGATATAATTATTACTATAATTATTAAAATTACTTGCTTGTTTATTATAAATTGCGACAGTGCTGTGAATAAAGTTGCAATTAGTAACAGTTAAATACTGAGCAAAATAAGTTTTAATCGCGCTAGTATTATGGTTATTAGCTGTATCCCAATAATCTGTAAATGTGCAATTACTTATAACCGTATAATTTGAATCTTCACCAAAAGCAATGCCTGAGATATTATCTGTATTAGTCCCCCCAGCAGGATCACCAACAAAAATACATCTATCTATTACAGTTCCTATACTACCATTTCCTATTCCTACACTACCAAAATTACCATTTACTGCACCAATACCAGAAATAGTAAACCCTCTTAAAGTAGTATAATCATGCCCTGTATCTCCCCAAGCCCTAGAGATAATTGAACCTGAAACTGTTGTCCTTAAATGAGGAGTTTCTCCAGGGTAAGCCTCAAATACAATTCTATTAGTATCAGAAGTTCCACTATGGCTAGGAGTTAGCACTCCAACTCCTTTAATATTATTATCTGATTGGCCTAAAGCATAAATACCCCCCCGAAAATATACCGTATCTCCAGCTAAAGCATTGGACATAGCTGTCGTAGCTGAACAAGGAGTATTCTGTGATATACTAGAAGCCCAACTAGCAGAACCAGTGGCTGAAGCATAATGTATCGTTGCCTGTGCTAGTGCAGGGAATAAAAGAATAAATAATGCCAAAATTAATAATTTAAGGCGCATTTGCGGAACTCCCCGCTGCAAAATCATCTACTCGATAATTATACGTTGCATAATCCCCAATTCCAATGTATAAACCAGTATTAGCAGCAGTTGCAGGATTATTAGTAAATGTCAAACCAGCAGTACCCCAAGTACTTCTAGCTCCAGGATCATTTGCCCATACCCATACTTTTACTACAGTATCTGTTCCAGTGCCTTCAACTTCTAAGCCTAACCAATTTCCAGAAGCTAAAGCTAAAGAACCACTTTGTACTGTTGATCCCCCATGACTTTGCCAAGTAGTAGTTGTGTTAGTACATAAAAGTCTATAATGTGCATCAGTAAATGTACTGGTCATTCTAAATCTAAGCCCTACTTGATCAGTTGAAACTTTGTTTAAAACATGTATTTTTGCAAACTGCCTGTAAGCGTTGTCTAAAGCTACAGTATGCCTAAGTACAGAAACTCCACTATTAGTATCATCTTCCAACCAGTTAGTAGTTATAAACCAACCAGTTCCAGCGTCTTCTACCCAATTACCACTAGGAGGATTAGCATCGGCTCTATTAAAATCATCAGTAATTGAAAAACTATCTCCAGCAGAAGTTCCAACAACAGAAGTAAAAGTATTTATATCTCCTGTACTTCCTAAACCAGCAAGAAGAACAGCAGTTGGATGATTATAAGCTCCAATATTTCCTATGTGATAACCAGTGGTAGATTCTCCGTTGTTAGAATAAACCCCAATTTTTCCGGCGGAAGAAACAGCCGCGACAGAACCAGTAGCTTTTTGAACATCATTTACAAAAAGCGTAGCAGTTGTTCCACTTATTTCTAACTCTGCGTTATAAGTCTGCCCTACGGTTAAAGTCTCTAAATCTCCAGAAGCTACGTAATAATTACTATCCGCAACTCTTGTGGATATAGTCCAAGCTCCTGTACTTCCTGTTCCTTGCGCCCATCCGGCATAGATATAATTCGCACCAGAAGCATCACTTCTAGCAATAACACGAGATTCTGAACTGCTTACGTTACTAACTACGTAAATAGAAAAAGTAACAGAGATATTTGTTCCTGAAGAAGTTGCGGATGAAAGGGTTTTTCTTAGCCCTGAAGCTCCATGGATTCTATTTCCAGTTATTGTATGTGCAGTAAATCCACTTATTGCCGTCCAGCTATGCCCTGTATCTGCGGTATGAGAAGTAAGAACTGTTCCGTTTGTTCCCGTAAAAGAGTCATAAAGAAAGTTTGAATTATACCCCGTTGCGGTTAGTGTTCCCTTTTCTCCCGTAGCTCCTTGGTTAGTTAAAGAAGAGATATTAAGCGCAGTTGTAGTTAAATTCG